TGTGTAACCTTTGTAAGCTTTAGTAGCATCTGCAAAAGTAGCGTTTCTAACTTGGTCGGCGGTAACTAACTCAGTATTAGCACGAGCACTTGTCAAGAAGTCTTTATAAATACTCTCAGGCGAGCGACCAGCAGCGATAGCGTTGCTCCAGAAAGTCAAGCCTTCGGGATCGGGATCACGGCCAAGCACGTTGCGGTACATGTTTGCCACCATGTTTTGTGCTTCGGCAATGGGGGTTGCTCGTTGCTCTGCATTTCCGTAGTTGGCGGAATGGTACGCGACTAGTTCTGCCGGTGTCATACCGTAACTATTTTTAGCGTATGCGGCAGCTACATCAGGGTTTGCCAACAAATAAGCGTTTGAGTTTGAAGTGGTAGTCAACGGACTTGAACGTTGTTCCGTACTACCGTACTTGTCGTAGTGTGTCTGCGCAAACTGCTCAGGCGTCATGCCATAACTATTAACGGCGTATGCCGCAGCAACGTCGGGGTTGGCTGCAAAGTATTGGTTTGTAGCTGTAATGACGCCGGGGTCTCTGGCTACGTAGTTTAGATCTCCAACATTGCCCAAGGAAGTTGCACCGGTATTATTTACCAAATTAGGGGCAAGTTGTAGTTGCTCTGCAGGTGTGCGATTCTTTAATTCTGCTTGAGCCGCTTGAGTAAAACTGGCAATTTCATTAGGGTCTATGGTGTCACCAAAACCTTGTTTCCAATACTCCAAACCCGCAGCTTCACCTTCACGGCCAAGAATGTTGCGATACAAATCTTCAACAGAACTAATAGCAGGAGGAGCACCACCTTCAGCCATGCGAACAACAGGCTCACTGCGTTGTACAAAATCTAATTGGCCGGGGGCATAACCGCCGTCGTCCATACCCATTAAACCACCACCTGCTGCTTTGACTGGAACTTCGTAGTTACCTGTAGGTGTGTACATTTGGTCGTATGGGTTGTAAGAGTACGAACGCACTGCGCCGGGGCGAGTGGTAGTTGTCAAGAATAGGAGCAGCCGTATACGCTATGTTCTTAAAGTTATCTTTGGCAAAACCGGCCATTGCTTCTGGGCTTTTTGTTACCGCGTCAAATCCCGCAGACAATGTTGATCCGGGGTTTGCAAGTGCGGATTTAGTGGCATCCGCCGCTGCCTGATTTAACACGCCTTGTTGTGTTAAACCTGACCCATCAAACGAAAACGCACCTTGCGCCATTTCCGTTGCAATTTGATCTGCGCTTAGAGCCTCCATAGCGCTGTTTTGTGCAGCGCCTACACCAGCAGTAGTCAAATTAGCGCCCAAATTAGCGCCACCATAAGCGCCAAAGCCAGCCATAATGCCCTTGCCTAAATCACCAGTACGCAAGGTTTGGAGAGCACCCACAGTCATTGCCGAAGCAAGCGGGGTTGCGCCGAGGAAAGCCAAAGACGTGCCCGCAGTCATGGGGGCTAAGGCA